AACTAAAGTTGGTACCCATTCAATTTTATAGGATTCTGTAAGTATTTCATCTTCATGAGTATTAACCATTTTAACACCTGATACTTGACTAAAAGTAGTCATTAAAGGTTTTAACTCAGCACACTTACCACATTCATTAGTATAAAAATATGTTATTGTCATTATTATAAATATTAAAACTAAACAGCTCTCTTAGTATCATATGCTATAATATGATCTCTACCAGTCCAATTGTAACCCATTTCAAATGCTTTTTCTAATGAAATAGGATATTGTTTAATTAATTCTTCTCTATTATCACCAGCAGGCATTAACCATGTTTTGTTTTTAGGAATATTATGTTTTACTCTAAACTCTTCAATTTCTTGAATGTTTTCTTCTGTTCCATCATAAACTGGTTTGTAATGATAATCTGAATGGTAAGCTAAGGTTTTACTAATGGCATCATGATTTAATCTAAGCTTGTTATGCTGGTCAATCATTTTTTGATCCACGAGCTTACCCATTGGAGTGGTAACGTCAAGGTGAGGAACAGAATTACTAAACTTTGGAGATAAAGATACCAACCCAAATGGATAATCGGTTTCAATAAAATGACTACCTTCTGTTTCAATAGTTATACATATACCACGCTCATGAGCAAAATGAGTTAATTCATTACATAAATCAGGTTGCATTGTAGGTGAACCACCTGTTAACATCATTTCTGTAATTTCAGGATTTTCATCATAAATCTTAATAATGTCATTAAAGGTGTAAATTCCTTTTTCTGGGTGGATACTTGTGTACCAAGAATCACACCAACCACCTTCACCAAACCAACATCTGTGAGTACATCCTGTTGTTCTAATAGCTACTGTTGGTCTGCCTTGTCTTGAACCTTCACTTTGAATACAAGTATAAACTTCAAGTACAGGTAATTTTTTATTATAGTCTAAAATACGACCTGGTTTTTTATTTTCTATTGTCATAATTATCCTTTATAGAATGCTGTATTTTTTTCATGTTCCCTAAACTCAACCTGAATTACTTTAACTCTACCTTCTGTTTCTGCTTGAACAAAATCATTAATTTTATTATAAAAATACTCAGCAAAACGTTCTGCTCCAGTAGCAGGAATAATACGAAGTTGGATAACACTATCTGCTTCCATTTGTTTAAATACTGGTAGATATGGATCATCTTCAGCTACAATTGTAGTATGGTCAAGCATATAATCCATCCATACTTTAGGATTCATACCATCAATAGTACCTTTAGCTCTTTTCATTCCTCCAAAATCCCAAACCCAATTTCTTTCATCAAGTTCACCTTCAAACCATACTTTTAAACTTACTCCATACCCATGAAGAAATTTACAATGAGTATTTTCAGCTTTCCATTGACGAAACACACAACTGTATCCATCAAATATTTTAGTTGATCTAAAACTACCCATTGATAAATTGCATTACATCTTGATAACTTTTCACACCTGTAAATCTACGAATTTCTTGATCATTTTCTACAAGAATCACAGTTGGAACTGATCTAACATTTGCTCTAGAAGCTAAATCTGCTTCATAATCTGTATTTACCTTAATAACAGGTATAACTGTTCCTACTTGATCCATAACTGAACCTAATGTTTGACATGGCTGACACCAGGGGGTTGAAAAGTACATAATTTTTTTCATATATTATTAATATAATTTTTATTTTTTAAATTTCCAAATATAACCATAAGCTTGTTTTTGTCTTCCTCGGCAACAGGCTCCAACTCCATCTCCAGTTTTACCTAAAAATTTAGTAGCTTCTGTTTGAGATTCCCATTCTTTAATAAATTTACCATCTAAACTATATTGTAATACAGGAATAGTTTGCCAAGTGTTTTTTCTATTTTTTAAAAAACCTCGAGTTTGTTTAATTTTTTGTTTATGTTCTTCTGTAAAAGGTTTTCCTTTTAAGGCTTTACTAATTTTTGATGGAGTTTCAGAAGTCATATAACTTTTTCTTCCTTTTAATTTTTTACTTATTTCCGGTCTTTTTCTATTTTTTAATGAACTTGGTTTTCCTTTTCTAGTTTTACTCATTTTTTCTCTAGTTTCTTTAGAATGAGTAATAGGTCCACCTCCACCTTCATTTTTATTTAAAACATTGAATCCCCAAGCTTTAAACTGATTGATCCAATATGTTTCTAAGGGTTTCCAATCTTTTCTATTTGATGAATTAATTTCATCTATTTCAGTGTATTCTATTTGAGAACCAAATTTCCGTTTATGATCTTTTTTTCTGTTATTTTTAGTTTCTCCTATATAAACTGTATTAGGATCATTATAACAATTAGTGACCAAATAAATTTTAGTGTGTTCCATGATTATAAATATTACAAAATCAAGGAACACACCAATTTTATACTAATTCTTCTACAATTCCTATAAGTTCACTAATAATTAAAATAATTGCTCCAAGGCTAAGGCTCCAGAATAGAGCAACATAACCGGAGATTCTAACAGCTGATTTTAAAAAACTGATTGATTGATGTAATTTTGGGTCTGGTTGATTCATATAATTTCTTCTTCTTTAATTAATTCTGATCCAAGATTTTCTTGAACTAATTTAGTTGTATTTTCAATATGTAGAGGTTTAGCTTCATTCCAGTTATAAGACCATTGTAATTGTCCTCGTAACATACCTACATAAACCTCTCCATGTCTATTTAATACAACATACATTTGTTGTGGAGGTGTTGATTTTCTATAATGTCTTCGAATGCTCATCTAATACTGAAGATACGTATTCTTTTACATAATCCCAAGCTACTGGTCCAAATTCATCAGCATAACTTACAGGATCTTTTCTACCTAATTTTAAAAATGCTTCTACACGTTCAACAGATGATGCTGATTTATAATCTGAAAACCATTCAATTGATTTTAAAGTTTCACCTTGTTCGTTTTCATAAAAAACTTCTAATTGGAGTGGTTTATAAGATGTATTTGTACGTCTATAAACTTCATCAAAATCAATTCCTAATTGTTCACAACATACTTCTCCATCCTTTAAAATATCAAATTTATCACCTAACAAATATGGAGTATAATAAGCTACTTTTTCAGCACCCCAATTACCTGCTTTGAAAGCTTCATAGTCAATGTCTCTAAACTCTTGTCTACAGTCAGGATAGATACTATGATCACCAGCATGAATACCCATAGCAATCTCAACATTACAATCTTTAGATTCAGCAATTGATAAAGCTACTGCTTGAATAATTGAACTAAAAATCTTATTACGATTAGGAACAACTGTTGCTTTCATATTTTCTTCAGCATAGTGTCCTTCAGGAACCTCAGCTCCACCTGTTACAAGTGCTGAATTTAATAGTTGACTTAATCCATCAAGCTTAATCAATTGGTATTTTATTAGTTCATAATTTCTAGGACGATCAGACATATAAGTTTGACCATTGATATAATTAACTAATTCCTGAGCACGCTCTAATTCAACCGAGTGTTTTTGACCATAGTCAAAAGATAATGCTGTTACTTCATAACCATTTGCAAGTAAATGAAGCAATAAAGTGGAAGAATCTAAACCTCCACTTAACGATAATACTGCTTGCTTTCTCATTTTAGTGTTTCTATATTATAATTTTGTTTTGTTAGCTAATCTACGTAACATTTTTAAATTTTCCAAACTTAGACGATATCTGTTTTCCCAGATTTCATCTAATACTTTTTTAATCTCTGCCTCCCAAGCAGGATTAATATCTTTCATTGGTTTAGAGGGAGAGTTCTTGGTGTTCATTATTTGTTTTATTAAAATATTCATCCAACCATGTTTTAGGATACATTAAAATATTTCCTTTATATTTAGGAGTGGTGACTTGTTTAGATTCAATATGAATCTTTTCATTCATAGCAGCAAGTGATACTTGTTTACCTAATTCTGGGCCTGCTGGTTTTTTTAGGTAGTCAAAAAGTGATACCATTTCGATTTCTATGTTCATAACTTTATTTATTTAAATATATTTTTTCTTTTGTTCCTGCTATTTGGTCATACCATTGTTCTTTATTCATGTCATACCATCTGTAAGGTAAAGTAGAATCATCATTCCAACTGTGGGCTCCATAATAGACAGCATCTTTTCTTAATAAATTTGCTCTATGTGATTTATGAAACTCATCATCCCCAAACCAAACAGGCATAATAATTTCTTCATTAATCACTTCTTTTTTCATAGTATTATTTTTACCTCGAGCAACCCAAACGTCTATAGAGTCATTTAAATATTGTTTTAACGCAGGTATATTATCTCTAAACATCTGGCTTATAGGGTGGTTAACTCGACCTTTAGAGTATGCTTTACCAGTCAATGTTGGTCTACCTTCTAAACCAGCAATTAATTGATAAGTTTCTACTCGTTGTTTACCTAAACGTTTATCGTCTAGAGATTCTAAAGATGTTTTAAAGTCTGGATATGGGAGAAATACTTGCATTATTTTGTTAATTTTTTAAACATTCTTAAATTCCAATCAAGTAAGTTATAATCTAAATCTGTAGTATAAAAATTATCATTCATATTTGATTTTGGTTTTTCTGTTAAACCATTATGACTATATTGCATACCATCTAAAGTAGCCATAATAGGATTTGATGTATCAATAGTTTCAATAAAAGGCATATCTTTATACCAACTAAATTCTTGTGGTACTTGACAACCTAGTAAATGTATTCTATCTGTTGATTTAATTAAATCCATACTATACATTTTACTTACTACTTCAATACGACCTAATGCTTTAGCTATATTTTTATTAGGATGATTAGAATGATTTAAATAATATTCAGCACCATATGAAAATGCTATTTTCTTATAACCTAAATCTTTATAAATTTGATAACAAACAACAGCATCTGTATAGTTGTTAGCTTGAACAACCGCTACTTTAGTAACACATTCAGGTAATTTAATATTAATCCATTCTCTAGCATTAACAATAGAACCACTTGTATTTTGCCAAACATCAGGCACAATAAATTCATTTGGTTTTAACTCATTTATCCAATATAGTAAACGAGACTTATCATATGCGTGACCAAGTTCATGAAGTGAATTATCCATTATAATATAAACACCTTCACGTTTAACTTTATAAAAGAAATTTTTATAATCCTCATCTTGATCTAACAAGTGGACAAGAGCATATTGATAATCATTAAAATCTAGACTATCTTCTAATAAACAAATAGGAACTTCATGACTTATTTTCATACATTTACTTTTTTAGGTCTACCACGTCTTTTAGGAGCTACTCTCCTAACATTGTATTTTTCTATACAATAAAGATAATAATCTTTTACTGATGAGCCAAACGATTCAATTTCTTCTTCAGCTTTGTCTTTATCAATTTCAAAATGATCATAAATAGCATGAATAAAATTATCTAATCTGCCTTTATCATCTGATTCAAAATCAGCCATTAAACGTTCATATTTACCTAATAATAAACTTCCACGTTTAGCTCTAAAATAAGGTTCTAATCCTGAATTATCACTATCTTCTTTTTCCCAAAGTGCTGATTGGGCCATCCAAAAATAAGGTGATGGATCAAAATCACCATTATTTATTCTTTTTTCAATATGGGTTGATTTTGGTAATGTTTTAGGAATATTATAGTTTCTCCACCATCTGAATGGACTATAATTTATTTTTTGTAATCCTTTTAAATGTTTTTGAATGACTTCTTTTGAATGCATATTAAAAACCCATTTCCTTTCTTAAATCATGTCCTTCTTTATCTACCTCAGAATAAACATTTAAATTCAAATAAGTATTATTCCAAAAATTATGAAATAAATTTTTAGCTTCTTCAACATCCTATGTTTTACAAAACTCATACTCTTCTTGAGTAAGA